ACGGCGTCAATGCCAACGTGACTGGCGACATCGTTTTCAACAGCAATACCTACATCAGACTGCCGGTTGAGGCGACAGGCTTTGACTACACCAGCTCTGGCAGCCTGCCACGCCCGACGCTGCGAATCAGCAACCTGTTCAGCGACATGACCACGCTGCTGCTGCTGGTCAACGCGACCACACCCGGCAATGATCTGGGCGGCGCCACAGTGCGGCGGATCCGCACACTGAAGAAGTTCCTCGACGGCGGATCAGCGGCCGACCCTAATGCTCGCTTCCCAACGGAAATCTGGTACGTCGATCGCAAGTCCAACGAGAACCGCGATCTGGTCGAGTTCGAGCTGGCTAGCAAGTTCGACCTGGCCGGCGTCATGCTGCCCCAGCGGCAGATCATCGCCAACGTCTGCCAGTGGAAGTATCGCGGCGCTGAATGCGGCTACACCGGCAGCAGCTACTGGAACGTGAACGATCAGCCCGTTGGCACGCTGGCTGCTGACGTATGCGGCAAGCGGGTCGAGAGCTGCAAGCTGCGGTTTGGAGCGACGGCTGAGCTGCCGTTCGGCTCCTTCCCGGGCGCGGGTCTGACTGCGTGATGAAGCTGACCGACACTCTCAAGGCTGACATCCTGGCGCACGCGCAGGCCGAGGATCCCCACGAATGCTGCGGCCTGATCCATGTGGTCAAAGGCCGGCGCCGGTACTATCCCTGCCGCAACATCGCCGCCACACCTGACGAGCATTTCATCCTTGATCCGGCGGACTATGCAGCAGCCGAGGATCTGGGCGAGATCGTGGCCGTGGTGCATAGCCATCCGGTGACGCAGCCAGTCCCATCAGCAGCAGATCAGATCGGTTGCAATAGCAGCGGCCTGCCATGGGTGATTGTCAACCCCAAGACTGAGGAATGGGGCCAGTGCGAACCGTCTGACTTTGAGCTGCCATATGTCGGGCGTGAGTTTGTCTTTGGCGTGGTGGATTGCTACAGCCTGTGCCGTGACTGGTATCAGCGTGAATGGGGTTTGGAGCTGGCTGACTTCCCGAGGCGTGATGGCTTCTGGGAACGTGGTGAAAATCTGTACGTCAATGGGTACAAGTCCCAAGGCTTCCGGCGCGTGCCGTTTGATGAGTTGCAGTACGGCGACGCGATCCTGATGCAGCTTGGCGCTGACCTGCCTAATCACGGCGCCATCTACCTTGGCGATCAGCAGATTTTGCATCATGTGCAGGGGCGGCTATCTAGTCGGGACGTGTACGGCGGCTACTATGTAAAGAGCACTGCCCTGGTCTTGCGGCATGAAAGTCGTTAAGGTCTACGGCGCACTACGCAAGCGACTCGGCCAGTGCCGCTTCGAGTTTGAGGTGGACACACCAGCGCAGGCGATCAAGGCACTGTGCGTCAACTTCCCCGGCTTGGACAAGTGGCTGATCGACTCTGAGCGGACTGGGATGGGTTTTCGCGTCACGGTCGGTCGCGAGCACATCACATCTGAGGATGCCAGCGTGGCCGTGCTGCCCTGGTCCGAGCGTGACGTGTTCAGCATTGCGCCGGTGCTGACTGGTGCAGGGCAGGGCTTCGGGCAAGTTCTGGCTGGGATTGGTCTGGTCGCATTGGCGATTGTTGCTGGTCCCGCTGGTGCTGGTTTCCTTGGTCTTGGTGCTGGTTTTATCTCAGGCGCTACAGCAAGTGCTGTCTCAGTCGCCCTTGGCGGCATCGGTGCCAGCTTGATCCTCGGCGGCGTTGCGCAGATGCTGTCCCCGCAGCCCGACATCTCAGCACTGCAACGCGGCAAGGAAGCCGCCCGGTTGGAGTCATTCAGCTTTAGCGGCATCGTCAACACCAGCAAGCAAGGGCTGCCGGTGCCGATTGTTTACGGCCGCGCCTTTGTTGGTTCGGCTGTTCTGTCCAGCGGCCTTGATGTGGCACAACTGAAATGATCGAAGACCTGCTGTTGGTTCAAGGTGCTGGCGGTGGTGGCGGCGGCGGTGGTGGCGGCAAGGGCGGCGGCGGCGGCGGCGGCACAACCCACGTTCCATCGGAAGCTGATGACAGCCTGCAGTCGGTCCAATATGCCAGTGTCCTCGACCTGATCAGCGAAGGCGAGATCCAGGGCATCGAGGGCGGCGCTCGTGGCATCTACCTGGATGGCACGCCCGTCCAAAGCAGCAGCGGCACTGACAATTTCACCGGCTACACGGTCGTCACCCGCACTGGCACGCAAGCGCAGAGCTACATCGCCAACACCAACGGCATCGAATCAGAGCAGGCCGTCAACGTCGAGATCACCGCTGCTGCATCCGTCACCCGGCAGATCACCGATTCAGACGTGGACCGCGCCCGGATCACGGTGCAGGTGCCAGCGCTGCAGATCATCGAAGATGACGGCGACATCATCGGCCACAGCGTCAGCATCCGCTGCAGGGTGCAGTACAACGGCGGCGGCTACACGACCGTCTTCGAGGACACGATCAGCGGCAAGACAACCAACGCCTACCAGCGCGATTACATCATCAGCCTGAGCGGCGCGTTCCCGGTTGACATCAGGCTGGAGCGTATCAGCGCTGATGAATCCAGCGCTCGCCGGCAGAACCGCACGTTCTGGTTCAGCTACACAGAAATTATTGACGAAAAATTCAAATACCCAAATAGCGCATTAGCCTTTTTGCGTTTTGACTCTCGCCAGTTCAAAGGCATCCCAGCCCGGAAGTACTTGGTGCGTGGCATCAAGGTGCAACTGCCCAGCAATGCCACGGTTGACACCACCACTCACCTCGGCCGGGTCACCTACGCCGGCGTCTGGAATGGCACTTTTGGTGCTGCAACGTGGACATCGGACCCGGCTTGGTGCTTGTGGGATCTGCTGACGAACACCCGCTATGGCGCCAGCATCCCGGCCAGCAGCCTGGATCGGTACGACTTCTACGCGATCAGCCAATACTGCAACGAGCTGGTCAGCAACGGACGCGGCGGCCTGGAGCCCCGGTTCAGTTGCAACATGCTGATCAACAGCAGGGACGAGGTTTACAACGTCATTCAGGAGTTCGTCGCGCTGTTCCGTGGCATTGCCTACTACGGCGCCGGCGCCATGGTGGTGCTGCAGGACAAGCCATCTGATCCGCAGTATCTACTGAGTCCGGCCAACGTGGTCGATGGGCTGTTCAACTACAGCGGCTCATCGCAAAAGGCGCGGCACACCACGGCAACGGTGGCTTATCAGGAGTACGACAACCTGGGCGAGGTGTCCTATGAGTACGTCGAGGATGCATCAGCCGTTGCCAAGTACGGCATCATCAACAAGGACATCAAGGCAGTCGGCTGCTATTCGCAAGGGCAGGCGCACCGTGCTGGCAAGTGGGCGCTGCTGTCAGAGCAGAACCTAACCGAGACCGTCACCTTCTCAGTGTCGATTGACTCGGGCATCGTGCTGCGGCCTGGCATGGTGATCGACGTGGCCGATCCGGTCAAGGCTGGCAGCAGGCGCGGCGGCCGCATTGCAGCAGCAACAACCACGACCGTCACGCTCGACAGCGCCACCGGTATCGCGCTCGGCAGCTCGCCCACGATCAGCGTCCTGCTGCCCACCGGCCTAGCTGAGACCCGTGCTATTGCAGGCTTCGCTGCCGGCGTGGTCACTGTTACCAATGCCTTCAGCGAGGCGCCCAACCCAGAAAGCATCTGGATCATCCAAGACACCGGCCTGCAGGCGCAGCAGTTCCGCGTCGTCAGCGTGGCAGAAGCCGAAGATGGCATCTACGGCGTGACAGCGCTGGCGTACAACAGCAGCATCTACGCGGCGATCGAATCGAACATCAAGCTGCAGACGCGGGATATCACCAACCTGTCCGCACTGCCTGAGTCGCCCACCGGCTTGACCGGCACCGAGCACCTTTACACCGACGGCCAGAACGTCCGCACCGCATTCGAGTTGAGTTGGGTGCCGCCGCTGCAACTGGTGCAGTCTTACCGGGTGATCTACCGGCTCAACAACAACAACTGGTCGCAGATCGACACGAACAGCCCCAGCACCCGCATCGAGGGCTTGGACGCTGGCACGTTGCAGGTTCGGGTGCAATCGATCAACAGCCTCGGCGGCGTCAGCAACCCAGCGCCTGCAACCTTCAACCTGATCGGCAAGACCGAACCGCCGGGCAATGTCCAGAACCTGACCATCGAACCGATCAGCGCCAACAGCGCCCGCCTGCGTTGGGATGCAACGGTGGATCTGGACGTCCGCGTTGCTGGCCGCATCCACATCCGCCACACCAACCTGACCGATGGCTCCGGCACCTGGAGCAACAGCGTTGACCTGATCCCTGCGGTCGCCGGCTACAACACCGAAGCGATTGTGCCGCTGGTCGAAGGCGAGATCCTGGTCAAGTTCGAGGATGACGGCGGCCGGCAGAGTCCTGCTGAAACCAGCGTGATTGTGGACTTTCCCGATGCGCTCGGCAATCTGCTGGTGCAAAGCCGCCGCGAGGATGCCGACACGCCGCCATACCAAGGCAGCAAGACTGATGTCTTCTACAGCGATGAGTTTGATGCGTTAGTGATCGACGGCGATGCGCTACTGGATGCCATCCCTGACTTCGACCTGATCAGCAGCATGGATTACCTCGGTGCCGTGCAGCAATTCGGCACCTACGAGTTTGCCAACACGCTCGACCTCGGCGCATCCTACGCCCTAGACCTGAGCCGCTTCTTCGTGACCGCTGGCTTCTTCCCGAACGACCTGGTGGACAGCCGCACCGGGCTGGTTGATAGCTGGTCCGATTGGGATGGTGCCATCGTGGACAAGGTGAACAGCAAGCTGTACCTGCGCCGCACACCCGACGATCCCGCTGGCACGCCCACATGGTCTAGCTGGCAGGAGTTCGTCAACGGTACCTTCCTTGGCCGAGGCTTCCAGTTCAAGGCCGAGCTGACCAGCGACGACCCAGCGCAAAATATCCTGATCGACCAACTCGGCTACGAGGCCACCTTCCAACGCAGAACAGAGCAGTCGATCGGTGCTGTCACCAGCGGCGCTGGCACCTACTCGGTGGCCTTCGACAAAGCGTTCTTTACAGGCACTACCGGTTTGGGCGGCCTCAACAGCAGCCTCCCAAGCGTCGGCATCGTTGCGCAAAATTTGGCGACAGGCGATTACTTCAACGTCACCAACGTCACCAGCAGCGGATTTGACGTGACCTTCAGAAACAGCGCTGGCACGGCAGTGAGCAGGAACTTCCTATGGACTGCAGTGGGATTTGGGAAGGGCGTTTAGAGTAGGAGCAAAGTGGCCTTGTTATGAGCCCCCAAGCAGACTTTGTCGTTTCGAATGGCACCGGAGCGGCGGTGCGTTCAGATATCAACAACCAGCTTGCTGCCATCGTCAGCAACAGCAGTGGCGCAACCGAGCCGGCAACGATGTACGCCTACCAGTGGTGGGCAGACACGACCACTGGCCTGCTGAAGATCCGCAACGCTGCCAACAACGCCTGGGTCACCGTTGGCACGCTGGCTAGTACCAACCTCGGCTTGCTAGCAAGTGGCGGCACACTTGTCTCCGCATTGGGCAGCGCCAGCACTCCGGGCATCACGTTCACCGGCGACCTCAACACCGGCATCTACAGCCCCGGCGCCGACCAAGTTTCCATTGCCACCGGCGGCTCTGATCGCCTGTCGGTTGATGCCAGCGGCAACGTCACTATCAATTCTCAAGGTGACCTGCGCTTTGCTGACTCTGACAGCAGCAACTGGGTTGCGTTTCAAGCGCCAGGGACAGTTGCCACCAATGTCACCTGGACCCTGCCTGATGCCGATGGCACTAGCGGGCAGGCTCTCACCACCAACGGCAGCGGCACGCTGAGCTGGTCATCGGCTGCTGCTGCAAAAATCAGCGTTGGCAACACCGAGGCTGAGGTTGTTGATACTGGCGTTGATGGTCACTTCAAGGTCACGACAGAAGGCACCGAACGCGCCCGCATTACATCCGATGGGAAGCTTTTAGTTGGCACGTCTACTGCGCGTGGCAATTTCTTTAATTCAACAGACACGGCTTTAGTTCAAGTTGAAGGGGCAAATAATAATGCCCAGCGTTATGCGGGACATATTTATGGTGTCGCAGGAGCAGGCGGTCCTTGGCATATCTTTGCAAAACATCGCTCCAATTCTATTGGGGGTACAACCGTTGTCATTGCAGATGATCAAGTAGGCGCACTGTCATTCCAAGGATCAGACGGCACTGAGTTTGTTGAAGCAGCGCGAATTGAAGCCTTGGTAGACGGCACCCCTGGCAGCAACGACATGCCGGGCAGGTTAGTGTTCTCCACTACCGCCGACGGAGCGAGCAGCCCGACGGAGCGGATGAGGCTTACAAATAATGGAAAAACTCTCATTGGCGCAACAAGTGATAATTATGCGGCGTCGGGCATTGGACTGAGGCCAAACGAATATAGCTATTTTACAACGGATGGGTCATTTAGTTTATTGGTAAATCGCCTTACTAACGACGGCGATCTTATTTATTTTTATCGGGGTGCCGGCTCCGTAGGCAGCATTTCAGTATCCGGCAGTACGGTCAGCTATAACCAATTTCTTGGCTCTCACTGGTCTGCATTTACAGATTGGAGCCGCCCTGAAATCAAAGTCGGCACAATCCTGGAAAGCATTAACGAACTTACCGATTGGAAGTACGCCGTTATTGAAATTGAAGGAGAACAAAAGAAAATCTGCTACAACGGCACCGCAGAACCCGGCAACACCGTCACCGTCGAATACGAGGGTGAAGAATACCAAGGCACCGTTGAACTAGAAACCGACCCAGAGTTCAACA